GATGGTGTTGGAAAGGTTTGACAGGCTTCAGTGGGCCAAGGTGCCGATATTGCCGATAGACGCCAGGGACTACCATCAACTCTCAAAAGTCATAGGAGGCATAGAGCCGGATGTCATCATACACATGGCGGCCGTCGCCCATATCGACCGCGCCAACAAAGACCCACTTTCAACATTTGACCATTCCTATCGAACCCTTGAAAATGCTATCGACATATCTAAGGCACTGGGTACCCCGCATTTCATATTTTTCTCGTCATCCACTGCATACGGAAATTTTGACAAACCTACCCTCGATGAAGAATCACGATGTTATCCATTTGGAATTTACGGTACGCTTAAACTGAACGGTGAGAACAGCGTTATCTCCCACAACCAGGTACATGGACTGCCCTATACCATCGTCCGCCCATGTGCGCTCTACGGCCCCCGCTGCATCTCCGGCAGGGTGATACAGAAGTTCATTGAGGCGGCTATCACGGGAGGGGATATCAACATCCAAGGCGACGGTAAGGACAAGGAAGATTTCACCTTCATCGAAGATTTGATTGATGGGGTGGTGAAGGTTATCAACCAGCCGGAAAATTCCATAGGAGAAATCTTCAACATTACGGCTGGAGAGGCTAGGGCGATTGGCGAACTCGCAACTCTGGTGAAGTCGCATTTCCCCGAGACCGTCATCACCTATTCCGAGCGCGACAAGATGAAACCGATGAGGGGCACGCTGTCGGTAGAAAAGGCCAAAAGATTATTGGGCTACTCGCCGAATTACCCTCTTGAGAGAGGGCTGGCGGATTATATCGGCTGGTACAAGAGCTTCTGGCCGAAAGACATGGGCAAAAAGTGGACGGTTCCAGACAAGGTGGCGTAGTTTTGTCGAAATCATCTAGGAGATTTCGATGCCACACAGATCTAGGCCACGCCCTGTTGGCGGCGCACTTACAGGCGCGTTCAAGAGCAGGACGGGCAAGAGGCGGGCATTAGCCAAGCGTTCTCCGAAGGCGGCCGGCAGGGGGCTTAAAGGCTTAACCCGTACCCGGAAACGATAGTGCCCAGTCATACCAAATCCGAACGCCGGAAACGGTCCGCTTTCCGTGAAGTCAACCGTAATGAGCCCGCCATTGTCAAGAAGACCCGCAGGAAGAAGGGCGCGGCGGCAGCCAAGCGGCAGAAGATAGCCATTGCGCTATCGAAAGCCCGCCGTCGGTGAACGACTCCACCGAAGCCTTGATGGCCGAGGCTATCCGCTTGGGGAGCCAGCGTAAACTTGGCCGTGAATATGCCCGCATCGTCGATATGGAACTTCCCATCGAGGGCGAGAATATCGGCGTTTATCCTTGGCAGGCCGAATTCCATAACGCCGGCGCGCATTATCCTGAGCGGTGTCTGCTCGCAGCGAACCAGACCGGGAAATCGAGAAGTGGTGCGGCGGAAACCGCTATCCATCTCACCGGCGAATATCCCAACTGGTGGCAGGGAAGAAGGTTCACCCATCCGGTGCAATGGTGGACCGGCGCCGAGAGGACGGAGGACTCCAAAGACATAATCCAATCTGCCTTGTTGGGACAACAGGGAGACCATGGGACCGGTTGGATACCGAAAACCCATGTCGTCAAAGTGACTTACAGGCAAGCAGGAGTGCCCGAAGTCGTCGATAAGATTTACGTGCAGCACAAGAGCGGCGGAATATCCGAAGTCACCCTGAAAACCTACCAGATGGAGGCCAAGGCGTGGCGCGGTAAGACTCTTCATGGCGTCTGGCTGGATGAGGAATGCAAGCAGGACATCTATTCGGAAGGCCAGACCCGCGTATTCAAGAATAAGGGCATCATTCTCAAGACCGTGACCCCGATCCTCGGTGTTTCCGAAGTCGTCAGGCATTTCTTAGAAGCCAAGCCGGGAAGCGGCATCTATATGAAAAACGTCTCGTGGGAAGACGCCCCCCATCTCGACGAAGCGGAAAGAAAGCGGCTGGCGGAGTCATACCCCGAACATGAGCGGGATGCTCGGACCAAGGGTGCGCCGATGCTGGGTAGTGGCGCGGTTTATCCAATCAAGGACGAGGCAATATCTGTCGATCCGTTCAAAATCCCGGATCACTATTACAAGATCAACGGCATCGACCATGGCATTGACCATCCAGGCGCCGGGGCGTTCCTGGCATGGGATAAGGACGCGGACACCATCTACGTTTATGACTGTTACAAACAGAAGGGTGAGACGCCGATCTATCATGCCGCCGCGATGAAAAAGCACGGAGATTGGATACCCAATGCCTGGCCACATGATGGATTGATCCGAGACAAAGGCTCGGGGATTGCGTTGAAGGACCAGTACCGCAAGCACGGACTGAGGATGCTTCGTGAACACGCGCACTACCCGGATGAAAGGGGCAACCACAGGGAACCCGGCACCATCGAAATTTACGAATGGATGAGAACTGGGCGATTCAAGGTGTTCTCCAATCTGTCCCAGTGGTTCGAGGAAAAGCGTCTTTATCATCGCAAGGATGGGCAGATCGTCGCCAAGTACGATGACATTCTTTCGGCCACGAGATATGCGTTTATGATGCGCCGATTTGCCCGGCATACCCCTATTTTGAAAACCTCTAAACCCACGACCAAGCGGCCGATCCTTGGAGGCGCGACATGGAATCACGTGAACTAGTCATCCTAGAGAGGATGGCCCGGAACTTCCCGGTCAAGAGAATCACCATGGGCCGGGTAGAGGGGGACTATGGCGTCGTTTACCTGGCTTGGGGCAAGGACGTTACCGGCGTTTACCACGGTATCTGGGGACACATGGGGGTGGCTAGGACCATGGAGTCCACGAAGGGGGCCAAGCTCAAGATGTTCAAGGAAATCATGCTGAGAGACGCCGAGGGGTTCATCTTGGAGCTTCATAAGGTTCGGATGATCAAGGAAGGGATGTTCCATGCCGGGCACGCCTAAAGAAACCAAGGGCGCTCTCAACACCGCCGATTGGAAGGCTATCGGCGAGTTCATAAAGGCCGAGAAGGAACGCCGTGCCAGCGCCCGGACTCATAAGGAAGAGCAATGGAAGGAAGTTGACCGACAAATCCGCATGGAGGCCAAGCCCAGGGTGGTTGTGTCTGGCACCGGAGAGGATTGGTTCCCGAACATCGAGCTTCCCCTGCAATTCGATACCCTTGAAGTCACGGTCGCCGATGTAAAGCGCCTGATTTTTCCGAGGGGGACCGAGTGGTACAATGTCAACGCGGAACTTTCCGACGAGTATATAGAACGCTTCGAGCGCCGCCGGGAAATCAAACCCCTGATCGGCAGTCAGCCCTTGCCGGTGAAACTGGAACAAGAAACCGCTAACACCCTCGTCAAGACGGCGATTGACCATTATCACAGGCTATTCGACTTCAGGGCTCATGTGATCAGTTTTGCGATTGAGGCTGTTAAATACGGGTCCGCCGTCGCCAGGGTGCGGGAGGTCAATCTTCCTCAATTGAGTAGCGATTTCCGGGGGGTGAAGGGAGATGTGCGCGGTCCGGCGATGATCCCTTGCTCGATCAAGAACACCTATCTTGACGATTCGCCACATTCGGTCATGCACGAGGGGATCTTCTCGGCTCCATCCACGATACGCAGTCACTTCCAACACCTCGACAAACTGACGAAAGCCGCACGGTTGGGGGGCAAGGAGCGGGGCTGGATGATCGGTCAGATCAAGGAATTGGAACCGCTGGGCGATCAAGACGGTAAAAAGGGTCACGTCGAGCTTCTCGAATGGGAAGGCGATCTGGTCGTTCCCAGGAAGAGGGGCGAGTCGATATTCCTGCCGAACGTGTTGGTGACTGTCGCGGTGGGCAACAACGCCCCACGCCCCGTCCGGTTCAAGGAAAACCCGGTCCCCTTCCATTCCTATGCCATCGGACATTACATGCGAGAGGACTTGCAAGACCCTTACGGGGTGTCGCCGTTGATAAAGGGGGTGCCTCTACAGGAAGCGATCACTCTGATCTTCAATTCTCTCATGGCGGTGGGCGCGCTGAACGCTGAACCTCCCATTGCCTGGGATAGCCAGGACACGGAATTAGCTGGTAGTGGCGGTCCTATTATCCACCCTCGCGCGCTATGGGAAACGGACGCGCCCGACAGGATTGTTCCACAAGAGATAGGGGATGTTTCGGCGCTGCTGAGTGTCTATGTCGCCCTACTCAAGCAGTACGAGGATTTGACCGGTAATACCGAGGCGAGGCGGGGGGAGAGAGCGAGAAGCCATACCTCTGCCACCGGCGCGGATATCGAAGCCTCCCAGGGGATCGTCAGGGTACAGGACTTCGTGAACGATATGGAACTCGGCCCGCTCACGTCGATCCTCTATATGGAATACGCCATCATCAAGGACGTGATGAAAAAGCCCCAGCCCGTTTCCGTTGGCACCGGAGGAATAGAGGGTTGGATCAATATGGCCGCCGCCGATTTACCGGACAGGGCAATCTTCCTAGTACAAGGTTCATCGGGCCAATTGAACGAAAGGCAGAGAATAGTGGACTTCGACGGAGCTAATAGGTTTGCCCTGGAGGTTCAGGCCCAAGCAGCGCAATTGCAACAGCCCGTAAACATAAATTATGTGGAGATGATTCTTGAAAGATACAGATTCGCCGGTATCAACAACGCCGAGAAGTTTATCCGTAGCAGCGAGGATCTTCCTACTGGAACTTCGGAGCAACCCCCTGTTTCACCAGCTAATCAGGGAGCTGCCCCGGACGCAACACAAGCGTTGGCGCCCCAATAATAACATCACTTACGAGGAATTTATCTACCGTTCAGGAAAAGTGGACGGCGAAGAAGACTATGTAGTAATGCTCACTGGACATGGTGAGCCAACCAGAAAACCAGACTGATGTTGATGGCGTCCAAGAGGACGTTACGGAGACATCACCCTCTGAGGCAACTGAACTCGATTCCCTGATCAGGGAATACGAGGGCGACACCAAAACCCCCGACACCAAAACCTCTGATATCAAAACTCCAGATGTCAGGACTGTCGATCCTACGCCCAATGTGGAGATAGCTAAGTTCGTTAAGGCCGTTAAGCCTGTTGTGGATTTCGTCAAGAAACAAGAGGCGAAAGATGCACAGACTGAATTCGATACCGACGTGAAGGACATCATGGATTACTTCTCGGAGGTTGATGAACTGAAAGTTCTACCGGACAAACTTAGGCGTGGCTTTCTCGAAGCCCACGCCCAGGAAAGCCCGGATTTCAAGACGGCCTTCGAGAATAGAGCCAAGAATCCAAAGGCATGGGAAACGGCCAGGGAATCGGCCCGTGATGCGTTCACGGAGTTGGTTGCCGAACTTCCAAGCTCAAAGGTGCGAACCGACGTGGAAGCGGCCCAGGCGGCGGTGGACGGGACGACAGAAGATAAACCGGCTTCGGATGACGGACCATCTACGGTCAAGAAGATAAATATGTCCGACTATGAGTGGCGCCAATACAAGGATGAACAGGAGCTACTCGCCGAAGCCCCATAGCCCAGAGGGATTAAATGGCTGGCTTGACAACGACAACGGAAATCGCCGGCCCGGTAAACGTCGATTTCCAGATTGAACTCCTGAGGAATGCACGGGCTTTATGCGTGTATTTCCAGGGCTCGGAGGCCGCGACCATAGCGGAGCATCGGGGCACTTTTACCGCCTTATGGCGACGGATCGAAAACCTGACGCCGACGACTACGCCGCTGGCCGAACTCACCGGCTCGGTTTCGTTCCCCACCCGCACGGCTTCGCAACCCACCGTTACCGACGTGCAGGCGACGGTCCAGAAGTTCGGTGATTTCATCTTCTTGAACGAGGAAGTGGATCTCATCAACTTCAACGGCCAGACCGCCAAGCTGATGAAGGTACTTGGGATTCAAGCGGGGCGGTCACTCAATCGTCTTCAGCGCAACGTCTTGGAAGACAATCTTACGACGGTTCTTACAGGAACGGGAACCTCGGCGACCGACATCCTCACCAACAACCTTTCTCTTTCCAACATGGCGGTTGTCGTCAACGTCCTGAACAACAACTCGGCAAACCGTTTCACCGGCCAGACTACCGGTGCGGTCCAGATCGGCACCCAACCGATCCGCAGCGCCTATTGGGGCTTCTTCCATCACGATGTCGAGGAAGATGTCCGGCTGATAGCTGGCTTCCGGGCGGTCGAGACCTATGCCGGCCAGACCGAGACCGCCATGGGCGAAATCGGCATTGCCGGCGGCATCCGGTGGGTATCGAGTCCAGAATCCAGTATCGACCTAGCTGCTGGGGCGACGGTGACAGGCACCGCCACGGGCGATGGCAGGGCCGATGATGATGTCACCTACGATCTCTACAACTCGGTCGTCATCGGCGAGGACTGCCATGGTTCGCTTGGCTTGAGCGCGAAACATGTCCAGCAAATCTACCGTGCTGGCGACAATCTGCCGGCAATCATGGTGATGAACACGGCGAAGGGTTCCGCCGGTTCCGCCGATCCTCTGTCGGAGGTTGGCACCCTTGGCTGGAAGACGTGGCACGCCGGAGTAATCCTCGATCCCACTTGGGGCCGCGTGATCCGTCACACCGCCTCGAAGCTCGATACGCAGTAGGAGATTGAAATGGCACTGGTAATCACACAAGGCGAACAACAGCATAAGGCCGGTACGTTCCAGTCTCAAGAAAGTATCGCGGAATCGACGGCGACGGTCGTTCGAGTCCTCGATAACCATGTGGACGTTTCCTTCTTGGGCATGGGCACGGCGACCGGGGACAACCGTAACAACCTCTTCGCCTTGCTCGCGACCTCGACTGAGGCCGGGACCGTCGGCGATGCCATCGAGGGCATGATCAAATGGCTCGGCTCGACGGCCACCGGAGAGGCGGCGGTGTTTGTGGAAATGCCGACCCAGGGGCTTATGCCGCCAGCGGCATCAATCCAGACCAACCCGGATTTTGCCACATCCACTCTCGCAACCACTGTCATTGAAATGATGATGGCTTCGGCAACCGGCAAATGGGTCTTCCAGAGCGATGGCGATTTCTTGCTGATGCAGTTCAGGAACGGCACCTGGAATTACATTGATGGCGCGGGGGCAACCATGGCGACGGCGACTTGAAGAACCTCCTGGCCGTCTTCTTATTGACGGCAAACTGGGGGCCACCGTGCCCCCGTTTTTCTAGGTAAAGCAAAAGCCGATGGCACATCAACCTACCACAGCCGAGGACAAGGAATTCGAGGCCGAGCAGGATGTTCGCACCTTGATTAGTGCCGAGAAGATCAAGGGCGACAAATCACGGCTCAAGCGCGCTATGACCAAGGCCCGTGAACAGATGAAGGCATTGGAGAAAGTCCGGGAATGAGCACCATGCGTAAGAGATATCTGAAGCACAGCCCTAAAAAGGTGGTGCTGATCGGCATGGGGCCGTCCACCATCGACCTGTTCTCGCCGACACTGACCCAGGAATTCTCCAGAGATAAATGGGCCGATGAGGTCTGGGCGGTCAACATGGCGGCTCATCTGTTCTGGCACGATCTCGTCTTCTGGATGGACGATCTGAAGAAGCAGCGGGATTTCAAGCCCGACCTCATCAGTGAGTTGAACCGCCGGGGCCGGCCGATAATGACGGCGACTTCGTATCGGGATGTCTGCCCGACTTCCTATGATTACCCGATAGATGCCGTAGGGAAGATTTCGGTCGATATTTTCCAACGGGTCTATCTTAGCAATTCCATCGCCCAGGCTATCGGCTATGCCATCCACAAAGGCGTGAAGGTGTTGAAACTCTACGGTTGCGATTTCACCTACCCGGACAGGAATTTCGCGGAAGCGGGGAGGGCCTGTGTCGAGGCGTGGATTACGGCGGCGATCACCAAATTCGATATGGACATCGGACTCTGCCCTCGTACTTCCCTGTTCGATACGGTGTCTTCCCGCACCGGGGTCTACGGCTTCGCCGAACAGCCGGAAGTGAAGGTCGGCAAGGGTAAGAAATACAAGTTCACCAAGAAAGAGGAAGCCACGGCACTTCCCTATACGCCGGAGGATTCCTCGGGAGTAAAGAATGCCAGAAATGTACCCAGAACTCAGCGCGCAGCCCCCAGTAATGAAAGGGGAAATGGCGTTGCCGCCAACACCGTTGAAGAGGATGCGCCGGCAACAACTCCACGATCTCGCGATAGGGTGGGAAATTCCGGTGGAAAACGGCGGCACAAAAGACGCCATCCTGCCGGCGTTAATGGCAGCGGAAAAGGCCGGAGTATTCAAGACCCCGCCTAAGCATCCCGAGTTCGCCAGGAAGGCGATGCGGAATTCCGATGAGCCGCCGCTGTCTCCGGTGGAAGAGAATAAGCCTGATTACCGGGACATGGACATCGGCCAACTGACCGAGGCTTGCCAGGCCAAGGGCATCGACACCGACCGCAGGGGCGGGGATTACATGATCACAAAACTGGAAGGTTCCCATGGCGCTGGTTCGCCTACCGCTTGATGATAAGGGAAACCCGATTCAGGTTCTCAAATTCGGGGACGTGCAATCGGTTGCCTTCGGCCCGACCGCCACCACGATCAGCGCAGCGGTGGGCAGTAGTATCGTCCGGTTATTCGCCACTCAATTGTGCCATGTCCTTTTCGGCGCCAACCCAACGGTGGCTACCACCGATTCACCAATAGCCGCCGATACGCCTGAATATGTCCAGGCGGCGGCGGGGGTGGATATCGTCGCCGTCATCGGCACGGTGGGCACGGCCACGGCGCGGCTGTGGGTAACGGATTGCCGCTGATGAAGATGTTCAAGAAATTGCTGGCGATGTTCAAGACGCCCGTGGAGCCACCGGTACAAAGAGGCCGGGTAACTCCCCATGACCCCAATGTCACCGGCAATGGAGCCATGAAGGCCGTGGCCATGCCTATTCCGCATGTGAGATACCGCGTTTATCGGGCCAAAACCGACACTTGGGAAGACTTCAAGGACGCCCAGGTCAAACCGAATGAAGGATCAAACTAATGCCCGCCACCATATTTGTCGATAATGGAACTGAGCTAGTCGTAGATCGGATATCGGGTTTTACTTCTGGAGGTCCGACCGCCACCGGTTTCTATATCGGCTGGGGTACGGGGGGTTCTTCCACCGGCGGCACGGCGACCAATACCGATGTGGATCTGGAGGCCGAGGCGACCGAAGCCAGAGTATCTGCAACCACAGAAGACCAATCTGCCGCCGATACGAACAGATGGATCGGCACGCTCCAGACCATATCGGTGCAGACCATTGAGGAAGCCGGACTGTATATTGACGCCACGGGGACGGCGACGGATATGTTGATCCGGGCTAATCATGGTGGGGTGGTGCTGGCTACCGATGACCAAATCGAGTACACCTTTACGTTGCAAATCACGTAGTAACAACAACTTACGAGTGCTGTTAGATGGTATCAATTGCTGAGACCGTAACAGCAAGAAACCCCCGGCTGAGACGTTTCTGCAAGAAGTGCGGGGCTTGCTTCATGACTCGCACCAATAAGCAGGAGGTTAAAAGACGGTTCTGTTCTAAGTCCTGCGCCACTTCTTTCCGTATGCTTGGCACTCGTTTCAACTACGGCAAGATGAAGCCCGGCCTGGAAGCTACCATTTCTCCAACGAACATGGACTTGGCATGGGCAGCGGGTATTTTCGAGGGCGAAGGCTCCATGTCTAGACAGCGGCAGACCTCACAACAATGCAGCGTAGGTCAGAAAGACCGCTGGGTAGTAGATAAATTCAAAGCCATGTTCGGCGGCTCCATTGGAGAACGCGAATTAAACGGCCAGCCTTTCTACGAATGGCACATTCACGGCGCCCGCGCCCGTGGCTTCCTGATGACCATGTTCACCTTTCTCTCTCCACGCCGGCAGGAACAGGTACAGGCGTGCCTGTAGATGGCTATCACGTCGTTTCAGCTCGTAGATAATCAGACCTTTCTCCCGGCCGACATTAGCGATGGTGCGATCTTCGTCTCCCCAGAGCAGGCTAACGGTGTAGGCAACGACCTGTCTACCGGCATCCTGGTCGTCGTGGACTACCACGATCTTCAGTCGGGCTCCCCCGCTGCGGGCCTGCGAGCTGTGGTGGAGGGGAAAAGCGAGCAGGGCCAGTTCTACACCATCGCCTACCAATTCGAGGAGTTCTTTCTGGTGGGCTTTCAGCAGAAACGCCAAATTGTCATGTCGCAGGATCTGATTGCGATAGATCAGGGCGTGAACGAGGACAGCGTGGTTCCTGTAGACGGGATCGTGACGGACCAGATATCTAGGCAATACGGTATTATGTCTTCAACTTGGCGAGTGAGGGTCGGTATCAGGGACTCCAGCTCGACCTTTACATCGGTACGAATGAGTATCTATGGGCAGAGGTTTAACAGCCTCACGCTGCCGCAAAATTTCAGGGGTATCCTGGTGGACGACGATAGTCTGGGTACGTTAATCACGACGGCGGTAAAATAATATGACTAGTCATAGGGACTTGACACTCGACGCTTTACACGCCCTTCCCGCGAAGATCTTCGCAGACATAGCTGCACGAGATGTCGATACGGCTTTCCAAATAGCCGAAAACGTAAATAAGCTGGTACAAATAAGCAGTCCCGAAAGCTGTTATGTCCTAACTTCGGTCAGTCCTGTAACGTGGATGGAGCTGAGTAACACGACCAGCGATTCCTTTATTAAACTGCTTGATTCTCCCTCCTCATTTTCCGGGGCGATAGGGAAGAGTGTCCAGGTCAATGCCACTGGAACCGCCCTAGAGTTTGGCCAGCTGCTCAGGACTACAGATAGCCCTGAATTCGAAAATTTCTTGGTTAAGGGTACCCTGAAAGTTACTAGTGAGGTCACTCTAGACGACACTCTGATTGTTGCGGGTGACTTGATTGTTAATGGTGAGACAGTCGATTTTTGCGTGGCTGGCTTCACAACCGAAGCCAAAAAGATTGATCTCAGCAATATCGGTACGCCTACTGACCTTGCAGCTGACGGCGGAGGTCTCGTTCTTAAGGGTACAACGGATAAGAGCATCCTGTGGAATTTATCTACAGATGCCTGGACATTTAACAAGAATATGTCGGTCGCGGGTACCTTACTGGTCCAAGGAACCCTTGCTACATTCAACCAGGATGTGGTGATCTCGGGTGATCTGACCGTTCAGGGAAGCACCGTTACACTTGATGCTGCGACTCTCTTGATAGAGGACAAGAACATTGTCCTCGGTAACCTCGCCACCCCTACTGATATCACTGCCGATGCCGGCGGGATCACGCTGAAGGGGACTACCGACAAGACGATCCTGTGGCTCAACGCGGGCAACGCCTGGACGTTCAACCAAGACATCGACGTGCTGACGAACAACATCAGAAGCACCGGCCTTATTTCTGCTGACCAAATCATTGCCCTCACTCAACTTATCGCGGGCAACCTCAGACTTCTCGGTAACACTTTATCCTCTACCAATGCCAACGGGGACATTAATCTGACTCCGAATGGAACGGGGAATGTGGTAATCGACGATTTGATTTCTGTTGCGGGAGGGGTCTTTAAGTTTAACGCCACCGGGTTCCAGGCGGGACTGGACGCCGTTGAGTTCGTCGAGATAGGGCACGGTGGGGGCAACGGCTTCATCAACGCGGTCGGGGACGGCGGTTTAGATATTAGGTTTGAGGGTGCCACGCTGGCGACGTTCACGGACTTTGGGCATCTCCATCTGCAGACCAACGTTGACCAAAAACACACTCTCAAGATAATAACAAATAATAACCTCAACGACACCGGGGTTGCTTGGGAGAACTCTGGAGGTTCGTTTACCCACACTATCTTTAGGACGGACATCGGAAGTAACCGGGCTGATCTCGTGTTCGCGGGAGGTCAGAATGCTAATATTGACCTACTGACTAACTCCTTCAAAATTCATGGTTCGGCGGCCAACGCAGGAAGGCTGGAGGTTCTCGGCTCACTTCAAATATCGAGTGGAAGCCCCGGCCTCGACAAAATCCTCACATCGGACGCGACCGGACTGGCCACATGGGAAACGCCGCTTACCACCTTCCTTGAACTCACGGATACCCCATCCTCGTTCACTGGGCAGGCTGGCAAGGTCGTCCAGGTGGATGCCGCCGGGGTGGGGTTGGAATTAGGTCAGCTCCTCCGTACGACGGATAGTCCGACCTTCAACGATCTCGTCCTCACGGGTGATCTAACGGTGCAGGGGCTCACCACGACTATTAACACCGCGACCCTCCTGGTTGAGGACAAGAACATCGAGCTAGGTTCCGTTGCGGTACCGACCGACATCACTGCTGATGGTGGTGGCCTCACACTTCTTGCCGGAGTGGATGGTGATAAGACTATTCAATGGCGGC